CGGCGACGGCGCTTGGACCTGCTACCGCGTTTCGTAATGGCAACGCCCTCGGTAGGGAAACCTACCGGGGGCTAACCTGAAGGGGTATTGATATGCCTAATACACAGGCGATTGGTGTTGCCTACGCTGATCCGGAGTTCCAAAGCGTAAGCGTTGTTAACGGTGTTTCCGCTGGCAGCGTGTCGTCGGCTTCGGTTACGGCAAGCGGCGATCTGTTCATTAAGTCGGCTACGGTAGCAGCAGCGGGTTCAAACCAAGGCACGGCGGCGGCGGTTACGGGCGGTTTTACGCTTGTGACGGGCGCTGACGCGGCTAAAGGCGTTGTGCTTCCGGCTGCGGCTGCCGGTCTGGTGGTCATTATCAAGAACGCTGATGCGGCGAACGCGGTGCTAAAGGTCTATCCGGCCTCTGGCGATGCGATCAATGCGCTGTCGGCAAACGCTTCTTACGACATGGCGGCAAAGACCTCGATGCTGCTCGTGGCGTATGACGCGACCACTTGGTACACGGTACCGCTGCTGGCCTCGTAATATGCCGAATATCTACCTTCGTCATCACAAGCACGGCGAGAAAGTAGCAATCTCGGTGCTGGAAGCGCGGGAAGATATGGAGCATGGGTGGGAGGAGTTTGACCCCTCTGACCCGGATGATTCAGAATCCCCGGTGTCGGCAAACTTGTCGGCATCGGGGACTTCTGATAACGCACTAAGGGCGCGACGACGACGCCGGGAGTAATACATGGCAACCACCGCTGCTGACCAGATCAACGGTGCGCTGCGTCTGATCGGGCAATTGGCAGAAGGTGAAGTGCCTTCGGCAGCCACGTCTCAAGACGCCCTCGCTGCTCTAAACCAGATGCTTGACTCTTGGAGTACGGAGCGTCTGGCGGTCTTCTCGACCCAAGATCAAGTTTACAACTGGCTGCCCAACGTGCGAAACATTACGATGGGGCCGACCGGCACGTTTGTGGCCGAGCGTCCGATCCTGATGGACGACGCTACCTACTTTCGTGACGCCTCGACCAACGTGTCGTATGGCATCAAACTGATCAATAACGAGCAGTACAACAATATTGCCGTTAAGACAGTGACCTCGACTTATCCACAGTTGATGTGGGTCAACATGACCTACCCCGACGTGGAGATTTACATTTATCCGGTGCCGACCAAGGTGCTGGAGTTTCACTTTGTGTCGGTGCGTCCGCTGGCTCAACCAGCCACGCTGGACACCACCCTTGCGTTCCCGCCTGGATACCTGCGTGCGTTCCGTTTCTGCTTGGCCTGCGAACTTGCAGCCGAGTTTGGTGTCGAACCGTCTCCGCAGGTGCAGCGCATTGCAATGACCAGCAAGCGCGATCTGAAGCGCATCAACAACCCGGATGACTTGATGGCAATGCCAGCGGCACTTATTGTCAATCGTCCGCGCTTTAACATCTTCACCGGAAACTTCTAAGTGAAGACGCCGATCTTAGGGTCGTCGTATGTCATCCGGTCGGTCAATGCTGCCGACAACCGGATGGTTAATCTGTATCCAGAAGTGGTGCCAGAGGGTGGCAAAGAACCCGCTTACCTGCAACGCTGCCCAGGCTTGACGCTAAAGACTGTTGTTGGCACTGGCCCGATTCGAGGCTTGTGGACGCTAGGCAATTATCTGTACGTTGTTTCTGGCGACCAGATGTACAAGTTGAGCAACAACTATGTGCAACAAGGCCAAAATCAACTGTTGCTGGAAGACGGCTTTTTTATCTTGTTAGAAGATGGCGAAACCATCTTGTTAGAAAACCAATTAGCGCCGTCATTGGGATTTGTGTCTGGCACCGGCCCGGTGTCTATGGCAGATAACGGCACGCAGATATTTATTGCCGCCAACCCTGATGGATATATCTACAACAGCGTTACGGACGCTTTCCAGCAGATTACCGACCCGGATTTCCCCGGCGCTGTTACGGTTGGCTACCTTGACGGCTATTTCGTGTTCAACGAACCGAACTCGCAGAGAGTATGGGTCACAAGTCTATTGGATGGCTTGTCAATTGACCCCTTGGATTTTGCGAGCGCGGAGGGTTCACCAGACGGGCTAGTCTCTCTGATCATTGACCACC